CCCGTCTATTGATCGCTCACGCGATCAGGTTGCGGGGAGACCGTCGCGGATCATGGCTTTCACCAAGGCCGCGTTCACCATGTTAACGGTGAACGCAACAGCGTCGTTCTTCAGCGCTTCCGGGAAATCGTCAGGCACAGTCACGCTCACATCAGCCAAGAAGGCCGAGCCGACTTTCGTCAGACCCGTCACCGTGTCCGTATAGGACGACGGAACCAACAGCTTCAGTTGTGCGCGCCTTGCCTGATTACCCGTAGGACGGGCCAGGGCAGTGATTTGGGGAAACACACTGCGAATGCTACCCTCTTTCAGCGCCCACGTAGCCAGCGAGTTATCGCCGGCAGAAGGACTGAGAAGAGAAAAGGTCTTAGCGACCGGAGTAGCAGCGCCATTGTTGATCACCAGGTCAGTTGCTTGAGGCATTGTGAATTAATCACTTTCTTAGAAAAGGATGAGTTACCGATAAAAGTTGGTTTATCCGGTTCACGCGTTGAGTAACTAAACTCGCCGCGATAATCATCTGCTCAAGATTGAGAGATGGAACCTGAACTTGCCATTTCACCGGCGGTAAGGCCCCCACCGATCTAGTTCTAAACTTTTCCGACGTGACAGAGTAGTTCCCGTTAAGGAACCATTTGTCAAGCGGTAGGTTATAGTCGTAGAACGATTGGAGGCTTGTCCTCACGACCAATGAGGACTTCGTTACTGATTTATCTGAAATGTCAAGCCCAACGTAGTCAGTTAATGACTTTATCATCGAGCCCACATTTACAAACATACCAGCGACAAATGACCATGGGATGAGATCCCAGGCCACTTCCAAGGGGTTTAGAAGCCCCAAGGAGTTCAAGAGAAACAAGTTCGGGTTACTCACCCGTACCGAGGCGGCAACGCTCACGCGTTTCCACCCTACGTAAGAGTCGAAGAGTCTCCGGTCGGAACTGCCAAATCTGACAGCCCCAGCCTTCGCCTCTCGACTAACTGCTTCTCTATGCCTACCCGTCACCCACGCTGTAGTAGGGAGTGTATCCCCAGCGATGACGCCGAGCGCAGACTTGATATCCCCGATTAGGGGCCGCCAGCCAAACTCGCCCTCAAGGACGAGCCCAGCCAACGGCTCTTTACCGGTTTTATCACGTCTGATACGAGCCTTCCCAGCTGGAGAGCTGAGATGCTTGTATGCACTGTCAAGCTGCTTAGAGGCTTGACGTAATCGAGTAGTTATCATCCTGCTCGACTGGCCCCATGAGCCTATAGTCACGCCTAAAGAGGCGCGGCCCTTCCGGATCTTACCATTAAACTTAGCCAGTGCGATTTGTTCGCAACTGTCAAATGTATCGCCGAAGGCGGTGTACATCATTGGGTTCTGGCCACCCGAACATGCGTTCGGATGGTAGCCCCAGCGGTTAAATGGATCGGACCACTTCAATACCGACTCTGCTTTGAAGTCATGAGGATTCTGGGCGTGAATGTCCGGCTTACCGTTCTTGAGCACCCAATTGGATGCACAGTAACGGTATTGGTCGGTCAGTATCACACCGTCGAACGTCGTGATCTTCGTTTGCGAAGTTTTGGATTTTGAAGGCATGGGAGGAAGGTTATCATGCGGTTTGTACCCGCGTTGCTAGGTGACAGCCTAGGGCTGTTGCGCAGTTAACGCAATCCTGACATTGCGTCAGGTCACCTACCCTGGTCAAGGGGTAGAGTACCATCAAGAGCTACTTGATGGAATCCACAGATTTATGAAGGTTCG